CAGTAGTTCCTGTAAAACCTGTGTACATACGAGCATTCTTAAACTCATACTTTACTTTCTCTTTCTTGTTATGTTTGTTTCTGAAAACTAATGGTTTGGTCAAATATGTGAATGCACGGGTAATACATTCATAATGCTCATTCTTTGAACCATCGATATTAAATCTCAGAAAATCTCTTATTAAATCCAAGAATACATCATAGTGTGAACCATCACACTGCTTAATATCACCATTGCACAAGTACCATCCATCACTACACCTGACAGCGAACGTATTGTCGTCTGAGAAATAGAACATGTAACACATACCTTGTGGCACATCCCTAAGCTGCTCAAACAACCACTTTAATTTATCTTTAACTGGCGCAGCGATAAATTCGAACACGTAGTTACCGTGAGCATATGCTCCAGACCACGCTTCCTTAATACTGCTCCACATCCAACCAGTAGCATTTGTACGCGCCAAACCCAAGTCTGTAACGCAACGCTTCTTCTCTGGTGCTAAAAATTCGCCTGGTTTAAAACCATATTCGGCATTCTTACGATCTCCTTGGAAATCGTGACCGAACGTCTCATTAATAATAGCCATCTCTACTCTTGCTCTTCTACTAGCATGAGGTTGAAATAACCATTTTGGGAAACCATCTTGTTTCAAGTCTCTCTTAATTCTAGACTCAAAATGCTTCTTAAAACCATGTAAACCACATCTCAATTTTGTGGCAATATCGGTTTGGTTGGATATTAAGCGCTCATGAAAACCAGGTACCTCTGGTTTCCTGTTAACTAACATCCTCGCCATTCCAGTTTTAGCCTCCAAAGCACCACTGCCTGGAAACCACACGTCTTTCAAAGTGAAACAAGGACCAAAGATAGTGAGATACTCCTTATCATACTGTTCTTTAGTCACTGTAAAAATTGGTAAACCATCCTCACCCATGTATGGATTTGGCTCCTCACGAGCCTTTAAATCCAAACCATCTAGGCAAGTAACCACGGGGACATATTTGAAAGAAGGCGTCGCTCTACTATAACCCATGTAGTAGTGTCCGATAACAACGCCCTCTCTTACCCATCATGCGAAGGATTGCGTGACTGGGCGCGTTATTAACGCCCCCAACTCACGCATCTTCGCTTGCGATTCGGCTACTTGCCATCGCACCACGAGTATGCTATTGTTCACACATTGTCTGTTTAGAACCTGCTCCTCGCCTTTATTGTTGTTAAACCATTCAGTCGAATCATATGCCATACGATTACCGACTTGCTCTAGTTCAACTTTTTGTGATAGGTAGCTGTTATATAGGTGCCTAATTAGATCTGGGTACACCTCACCATGGATAAACTGTTCTGCTCCGACAGATACTGTCCATGTGTGTGTGTTCGCCACCCAGATTTGCTTCGTTTTCTCAGAAGCCTGTTCTAACTCTTGTGCACCCCAACAACAATCTACGATAGCTTTCACCCCTGTACCGGAATAACAATGCCTAGACACCCAACTACACCATCCCTCTTTGGAACGTGCAGTGGGCACTTTGACTGATGCCTTATTGACATGCTTTGGTGGTTTCATCCACGCTAAGTCTGTTGGTTTAGAAACCTCTTTTGAGGCAGGTTGCTCCATCGTGTCGTGCTTATTAACTAATTCATATTCCACAGCCATTTCTGGCTTAGGTTTAATATCTTTAATCAAATTCTTGGCGACATCATGCAACTGCTCCAAAATTGTTAATTTTGGTTCGATAACCTCCAACTCGTCATCACTTAAATCACCAACTCTTTTATAACCTGAACTATCACAATCCTCAGACATGAGAGAATAACCATTATCCTCTTCATCGTCAGAACTGTATTTGTGCTCTTGGTTAGCTATAACCTTTGGTCGCCGTATCAACGGTTGTAAAACCAAAGGAAAAGTTGATTCTATCAACTCAATAGTCAAAGATGGTGCTTTCCTTACAACTTGAAGCAATACCGCATCCGGTACAACCTCTACTGGTAGTTCTTTTGGGCCTACCTTTGGTTCAACGCACTTCGGGGTTTTGTTGACCACATTTTTCAATTGAGGCACGTGTATCTTAGCTATTTTTGGTTCACTACCGTGAACGAAATGACAACTCTTGTTGGTACACTTACCAGCAGCATAGTTTTTGCATATTTGAATCACTCGAAAGCCTTCGGCTGCAGTGAAACGTTTATGCAAATGGTTCTTGGCCTCTTTCTTGGCTCTAACCCTATCTGCTTGTTCAATTGACTTCTTCTTACCAGAAGGAATGACAATTTTCGTCAATGGTTTACCAGTGACTACTCCTAAAGCTGCCTCCATATCATCAGACTCCGTCCATTCACCATGTGAACCATTCATTGAAGAACAGCAAACAAAGATGTTTGGGCACGTGCAAATAGTGCTAAACGGGTAAGCATGAAAATGGTTGGTGGCTATGCGGCACACCATCGATTCAGTTTCCGATGAAACTGACAAACCGCCCTCACCGGGCTGGGCCAATTGATTAGGTACATTCCAAAAAGCGAAGTACCCTTGCAAAACTCTAGTGAGATAGAGACATTCACACTCCTGTAAGTATGATGTTGTGCATGACAACGTGGGGTCCTCGGAGTTCCCCCGTGTGCTACAAATGGGTATCCATGTCATTTGTGCCTCTCTTAAAAATCTCTCTTTCCTTTCACAAGAAAACCTCGCTGCTTGAACGCGCAAGGACCTTGAAATCAACAGACCACGAGGCAGGATCTTCCTGCGCTCATTCATGATTCGCGTCATGTTGGCGTGAGCCGATATCAGTTTTTCTAAAAAAACCTCAACAAAAAGATACCAACTTGGTAGAAGCCGTAATCGTAATACGGATACCCCTCGTTTCCATAACAAGGAACAAAGCCATGTGTGTGGTAATCAAACAGACACACATGTGATG